GATGCGTAAGTCTATGATAGAATTAAAAGTTAAGAGAATGATCTGGGCTAAGCCTGGAACAGTTAAGACTAATGGTTCTAAGCAAGAATTAAAAAGAACTTCTGCTGGTGTATACCACAGAATGAGAAATAACGGAAACTTAGTACAATATAATAGAGGTGAGTTCTCTGCAAACTTGATTCGTTCAGTATTTGGAGACTTATTCTACAGAAGAGTGGATGTTAAAGATCGTAGAGTTAAAATGTATACTAATGAGGCTGGATTCGATGTATTCCAACAAGCTTTAAAAGATGATGCACTTAATTCTGGATTAACTTTTAGTGCAGCTCTGGATTAACATTTATGGCTGATTCTGGAAACAGATACTTACAAGGAGAAGGACAGTCTATCACTTATAACTTTGCTTTTGATGCAATGGTTACTCGTGAGACTGGACGTGTAGAACTTGTTCACTTAAAAGAGTTAGATTTACCACAAACTAACTTAGAATTTGGACAAAACAAAAAGTCTACTCCTGTATTTATGGTATTTGATGTTTCTCCTCAGTCTGATGGATCAATGATCAACAACATCCGTGAGGTACGTATGAAGGGTGCACCTTCTATGACTTGGGGTTATATTGATGGAACTCGTCACCACTTAGGTTTTGCTAAGTCTCAAGGTATGAGCTCTGCTAATAAATTCCCAGGATACGAAATCTGGATGAAAGATCGTTGTGATGTATTCATCGAGGATTTATCTAGAACTGTACTTATCGAAGAGATTCCACAGTTCTAAAAAAGAGATCTACGGTTGACTGTTCCCTAGTCAACTCTTTCTCAGAGAAGAGTCCCCTCATCCCACACTGTCCCTCCTCAGAGGGGACACCCTTCTCGACATAAGAATGCTGAATTAAGTTTCTACCTGTTCAATCAGAGCATTCTACAAAGTAAACCAATAACATTATTAATTAAACTACATTATGGGTAAAATAGGAAAAGTTTCTACTATCAAGAAACAATACAACAGTTCTCAATTGCAAACGATGGATAGTAATCTTGCTAACATGGGGATGACAAGAATTCCTGGAACAGGAGTTTTTAAATATCCTTACAAAGAGTTAGACGGTAAGTACAGAACAGGGCTAGACCCTACTGCTGGATACATTAAACGTATTCAAGATCCTACTGAAAAAGAACTAGAAATTGAGCGTGTTACAGAACTTAGAGATAGGTTACAAGCATCTTTAGGAGATATTGACTTAGGGCCAAGAGCTAAATTCTGGAACTATGCATTATCTACAGGAGCAAATGATTCATTACATGTGCAACCTGTAAAACTTTTAGATGGAGATAACTTCTTTGATCTAACACAACCTCTTCAAGAGTTAGCTTTTGCATGGTTAAGAGTGCATCCAACAGTTGCATCTTCTTATCAAGCATGGGAAAGAGGTGAATTTCCTGCAGACACACAGTTCTATATTGTTAATGATGATATTGAAAATGCAATTGTCTACAAGAAAAAACAGCTTATTAACAAAGCTATTATCAAGTTTGACTCAATGAGTCCTGAGAAGAAGAAGAAAGTTGCAAGACTACTTGGACTTCCTGTAACTGATGAGACAAAAGAAGAAGTTGTATATAACCAAGTTGATAGTATGTTGAAACAATCTGAAGTTAAATCTGGAAGCTTTAAAGGATTAAATCCTGTAGAAGTATTTAACAGATTTGCTGATATGAAAGAAAATTTACTCCATATTAAAGATTTAATTAAACAAGCTATTCAACATTCAATCTACAGAGTTAAACCAAGTGGAAAAATCTATGAAGGTGAATACGAAGTAGCAATGGATGAAGAAGAATTATTAAAGTATTTAGTAGATGAAGATCATCAAGAAGACTTAATAGTTCTAGAAAAAAAGTTGAAAACAAAGAAACTAGCTTCTGTATAAGAGGCTAGTTTTAAAACTCTTTTATAAATGATACCAGTAGATAGTTTATTATACAAAATAGACCAAAAACTAAATAAACTATCAACTAACGAGCATCAACAAATTCAACTTGAAGACAAGATCTTAGCTTTGAATGAGGCTCAGATTAAGTTGATAAAACAAAAAGTTGATGGTTTTGCAATCCCTAACAAACTAGGGTTTGATGCTTTTAAAAAAAGGTACGAAGATTTACAAAATTTAGTTATAGATTTTACAAATCAACCACTACCTTTACAAGAAACTAATACCGAACTACATCAATGGGATGCTGATCTAACTTCACTAAAACCTGAATACATGTTTTATGTTGATAGTTATGTATTAGCTGATAAAGGTAAATGCAAAGATCGTAAGATATGGATTAACAAGGATTTAAGTAAGCATGGAGACTTATCTCTATTACTTAATAATGATCACTACAAGCCTAGCTTTGAGTATCAAGAAACGTTGAATGCAATATCATCTAACACTATTAGTATATATACTGATGGTACATTTACTCCCAAAGATATTTACATAATGTATATGAGATATCCTGTGTATATTAACAAAGCAGGTTATGTCATGATGGATGGAAATCCATCTACTAATCAAGATTGTGAGCTTGCTTCATATTTAGAAGATGAACTTCTAGATTTAACAGTTCAAAATCTTGCAATGTATACTGAAAACGCTAGTGCGGTGCAAAGTGCACAATTCAGAATACAAACTAATGAATAAAATTATTTTTAACCTTTAAATCATAAAACAATGGCTGATTTTTCATTAACCACGTTATTCGTGGTGCCAGTAGGGCAAACTGAAGTCCCTAGCTCTGGTTCGACTCAAGATTTAACTGCAGGTACTGTAGGAATCTTTGATCAAAATTATGCAACTGTAACTGCTGCTGGTGGCGCAAATCCTGCTAGTGATGCAAAGTACATTTACATCGCTCAAGGTAGAGCAAACACTTATTTACAAGGATCTAAAAGATCTGACAAGATTAAAGGATGCCCAACAGCTGGTGCTTCTTGTAATTCAAATGTAACTGAATGGTACAAAGTATCAGGATGTGCTACTGCTGCTAATCAAATTACTGATGTAACAGACTTCAAAGTACAATGTGGTGAAATCGTAACTTTAACATTACGTGCTCACTCTTCTTACATTGATACATTATACTTCAATGGATTTACACGTTCTGTAACTGTAAATGCTCCATGTTGTGAGTGTGGTGGTGATGTATGTACTGATGTAGATACTAATGCATTAATCAACTCTCTAATTGCTAAATTAGAACAACAAGCTCCTGGAGATAATCCAGACAACGTTTCTTTCAACTCTTTCTTTACTTTTGAAAATGTTGGTGGAACTACACTTAGAATCGAAGGTAAACCATTAACTAAATATGGTCAACCTTGTGATGTTGCTGCATTCCCATTCGAGTATGACAGAATGTACTTCAGTACTTTTGTATACGATGGACCAGCTACAACTGCTGATTTTATTGTTGCTGATGCTTGTAATATCGTTGCTAATTCTGCTGTAGTCCAAAAAGCATCTTATGCTTCTGGAGGATCTGAAGAATTCAAGCAATTAGAAAAGAACTTCTATAGCTACCAAGCTGGATACTTAAAGTCACTATATAGAATGGGTGGCTACAATGAGAACTTTGAATCTTATGTGACTGATGGAGTTGTTTACGATAGCTACTACATTAGATTTAACCAATTAGATAAGGCAGCTTATCAATGGGGAGATTACATTCACCAAGACTCAACTGTAATCATTGCTGTACCTAACGCTGACACAAGTGGAATTGCTGCTGCTCTTGAGCCAATTCTAGAAAGTGCTTTAGGAGATGTCTCTGATGACAACACTTGTATTACAACTACAACTACTGCTGCTGCTTAATTAGCGTCAGAAGTAGGGATAGAACATTAACATAAACCTATGCCAGAGGTGAGAGGATTTACACTCATATCCTCTGGCATTTTTTTTTAAAACAATAGTATGGCAGCCACATTACAATTAGATATTATAGTACCTCCTACCTATAGTACTCTATTGCTTGCTGTTACAGATGCATCTGTCTACCCAGACAGTCCACCAATTGTATCAGCTCCAACAATTGAGATAGAAGTACCAAACTTTGGTAAACAGATATTACCTTTTCTACCATTAGAAACTAACATCTTTGGATCAGACACTTTAGGAATAACTGAAGATGGCTGCAAACAAGCTTTACCTGATGGTATATATAAATTAAAATATTCAATAGCTCCAGCATATATAAACTATGTTGAGAAGACTATTATGCGTGTTGACAAATTGCAGGAGAAATTTGACAGTGCATTTTTAAAACTTGACTTGATGGAGTGCGATAGTGCTCTTAAAACTCAAGCTAGTGTAAATTTAAACACAATAAACTTTTTTATTCAAGGAGCAATTTCTTTAGCAAACAATTGTGCTGAACAAGATGCTCTTAAGTTATATACAAAAGCAAGCGATATGCTTGATCAATTTATAAAAACCAATTGTGGTTGTACTGGTAACGGTAACAACTACATAATAAACTTTAGATAAAAATGGCCCAGTGTGCAAATTGTGGTGCAAAAGTAGGATGTGGATGTCAGTTAACTAACGGTCTATGTGCTCATTGTAACGGTAATTCTAATAAGGAAGTAACAACATCAACTTATGTTAACACCCAGATTAACAAACTGTCAGGATTGTCACAAGATACCTGATTTACTTAGACGGATAGATTGTAAGATAGCAGAGCTTGCTAACGGTGCATACAATAATGTTGTATTCATGTTAGGTGACTGTGTTCCTGCTACTACAATTGTTCAGTTACTAGCATATAAACGTATATTAACGTTTAAATACTGCAATCCTCATTATGGAGGATCTTTGTCTGTTAATGATATTGCTGGTAAAATTATCCGTTTAACATCTGGATGTGTTCCTAAATGTAACGAACCTACGGTATGTGAAATAACAACATGCCCTATACCTATAGTACCAAACCCAACAACTACAACTACTACTACTTCTCCAATCATTTGTGAGTTTAGTGGAAATATAATTTGTATTCCACCAACAACCACCACAACTACTACTACTATATTACCAGATTGTAGAGTTGAAGGATGTTTCCAAATTAGAGAGATACCACCTCCACCTCAGTGTGATACACCTTTTAATACAAATTTACCAGAAGGTTTCCCTGATGGTATAACAGGTAACGGTACAAAAGTATTATCTAATGGTGTTCAATTAACTACAACTTATACAGGACCAACAATATCACCTACTTTATTAACAGATCCTGGAACAGAAGAATTGTGTGATGGAGTATTAGTTAATACATATAATGATACTGACAAGACTCAGTTTCCTCTACTAGTAGGAGGATCTGTAGTTTTAGAATTTGACCCACCTGTAGTTTCTGTAGCACTTGTTAGTGCTGGATATGGATACAGTAGTTTCTTAGGTGAGACAGAAACTATAACTGTAGAATCTTTAGACCCTATTGTAGGTGAAACATTACTTAGCTGTAGCTTAAATGAAGCCACTGCTACTTATGAAACAACTCAAGTTAATGAAAATCAAATTAACTTAACAGGTTCACAAATTAGCCCAAGTGTACAGACTGGTATTACTGTTATTACACCAGAAGCAGGAGGTATCTCTAGATTAGTATTAACTAACACTACAAGTCTTCCATTAGCTGGTGTAGTCTTTGATTTATATGCATGTGGTGGTGTTGCACAAACAACAACTACAACAACTACAGTTGTCCCAGAAGATACCCCATGTACAGATGGGTTGGATGTAGCATTTATAGTTGATTATACTGCATCTATGACTAGTGTAATTGAAAATGTAAAATCAGGAATAGGGGGTATTGTAAATGCTATTTATACTCAGTCAGGTGCTGGTGGGTATAGATTAGCTCTAACTACTAGTGATCAATATCTGGATACAGTAGATCCATATTATGGAAATTGTGTTGATTATTTACAACTACCATTATCTCAAAGATTAATAGAAGGACCTTTTTTATCAGCCCAACCTGTGATCGGATCTCTTTACACAAATATAGTAAGTACTGCTTGGGAAAAATTTAGTGATAATAATCAAGCAACATTTAATGCACAACTTCAAAAATTAAATGGAGGTGTAGATGGTAATTGTGTACAAATAGGAGAGGGTGCAGCTGGTCCAGAACCTTGTGATTATGTTTCCAAATTAATTACAGAATCAGATTTTGTAGGAGCATTTAGACCAACTGCTGCAAAGCGTATTATTATATTAACTGACCAATTTCCAGGAAGCACTAGAGATTATTTTGACGTAGTTACTTGGCAAGGTATACAAGATCTAATTACACATGCTAATGCAAATGGAATTAAATATTTTGTTTTAGGTATGGGTGTTAATTTGTTTGGTGGTCCATATCCAAACACTAATGAAACTGTTGCTGGCATATATCCATGGAGAGAATTAGCAGAACAAACTGGTGGAGGTTGGAGCACTGATGCAAGTTCAGAAGAAATACGACAGCAAATAATAGCTGGATGTAGCGCAACCACAACCACAACCACAAATCAAAACTAAGTAAAGAAGATGATAATATTTATAACATTAAGTTTCGCAGGTGCAGAGTCAGGTCCTTTTGATCTGTACTCTGATGTTGATGGTTTTACTACACCATTTGCACAAAATGTAAGCAAGGCTGATCTTTTATTAGGTTATGAAGTCGTAGCTCCTGATGGAACAACAACTGTTAGATTGTTAGATTTAGGTGCAGACTGTGCACCCTTTACAACAGATATATACAACTGTGCTACACCAAATTGTGATTTCTCTGGAGAGATTAATTGTATAATACCAGACTGTAACTTTAGTGGAACAATTGTTTGCCCTGCGCCAGAAACTACAACCACCACTACTACTGGATATCCAGGATTCTCACCATGTACTTGGTCAACTTATGGAGGTAACCCTGGAGAAATAGCTGTATATGATTTTAACACTAATTCATCAACTGTGGTGTTAGTACCTAATGATTTTACAACCACTTCAGGAATAAACAGACCTATCTGTTCTACATCAAGTAAGTTATGGTTAGCTAGTTATCCTGTAAACTCTACAACTTGTGGCAACATTGATATAACTCAACCAGAAGGTTTTCCTAATGCTGTAACAGGAAATGGAACAAAAACATTATCTAATGGTATAGTGTTAACTACAACATATACTGGCCCTGATCCAATATATGATTCAACACCAGGAAGTTTTGACCTATGTGATGGATTTTACATAAATCGGACAAATACTAGTACAAGTGCAAGTTTAGCATTAAAAGTTAATGGAGAATTGACTATGGAGTTTGATCCTCCTATAAACTGTATTCAATTTATATCTAGTGCATGGGGTTATAGTGGAGATCCAAAAACAGAAGGTGATATAGAGATTGTATCTGTAACCAGTGAGTCTTCTATTATAGGTGAGCAGATTTTGCAATGTACTAGAGGTAATGATGAGGAAGACATTCCTACATATGAAACAATACAGATAAGTCCAAATCAAGTTAACATGCAAGCTTATCAGGAGTTTGAAAATTCGTCTTTTCAAGTTGGATCAACTAAAATTACAGCAGAAGATAAGGGTATTTCACAATTAGTACTTACTAATATATCTCCAACAAATGTGAGGGGAGTAATTATTGATTTCTATGTAGGTGATTTCAATGTAAATAATGCTAGACCACCTGAACTTCAATATATTAGAGAATGGGATATAGATACATCTGGTCCTACACCAACTCTATCTTTTGTTAGAGAAATATCTATTGATGTAGATAATCTATCTAACAGAGGTATATGGGGAAGTGAAATAACTGCAATAGCTACAACTTCTGATAATAATACATTACTTGCAGGATTTGGTGCAAGAGATGATGGCGAAAATAGTATGGGTGTTTACTCATGGGATATTTCTACATCTGGTAATATTCTACTAAATGAAAATAATAAAATAGATAAAGCAAATGTAAGTTTTGGTAATACATATGGAATTACAACAGAGCTTACAGGAATGTTTATTACTAATGATGACAATGTTATTGTTTCTGCTAGATACTACGAAAATGAAAGTCCTAATAATGCAGCAAACCGTGTAAGACAATATGAAGGGCTAGACTTAAGTTCTTGGACATCATCATCACCTGTTATTAATTTACAACAGCGTGGTGTTCCTGAATTTACCAATGCGTGGACTAGTACAAGTAAAGCTATGCCTGTATGGGGTGTAAATGGATTATTACAGGTAATTCAACCAGAAACGCTTAAGGTGTATAATATTGATCAAGTAGGACCATATGATGCTACACTGTCAGGTACAGTAGCTGACGATACTGTTTGGATACATACATCAACTGGTTGTGCAAATGTTAATATTCAGTATGATGATTGTGAAGAAGCTACGTGGATACCTGCATTAACTGAACAAGTTGATGGTGAATGGGTATATACAGGACCTGCTACTTTTACATATGCAGGAGTTGAGGTTACAGCTAGTGCCAGTCAAGATAATATGCAATTACGATCAGGCGATACTGTAGGAGGTATACCACAAGAAGGATGTAGTGGAATATCTAACCCAGCTGCAAATGGTGTATTAAGAAGTGTTAGAGGTTTTGATTTTACTATTACACTAAGTTTTTCAGAACCTGTTAATAATATTCCTATTAGAGCTGCTGTACTTAACTCTCAACCTGACTTAAGCGGTGGAGATGTTTATACGTTTGACACAAATACAGGAACACCTAATGTATCAATAAGTGTTGGATGTAATGTTCAAGTTCAAGGAAATATAATAGGTGGAGGTGTACCAGACTATGATACAGAAGGTGATGGAGAATTTATTATAACATCTGACACACCTTTTACAATTTTAACCATATCTGGTGATGCACCAACTGGAGGACCAATATTACTAGGTTGTGTAGATGTTGAAACTACTTGTACATGGGCACGCCCTGCAAGAGGAACGAGTGGTGTTGATTCATTTTATCGCTATAATCCACTTTCTAACCAATATCAATTTGTTGATCTTCCAGACAGTTTTGGTACACCTCCAGACTATATAATAGGCTCAGGTAGTTCACAAAATATTATGTTCCAATATTTAACGAATAGTTCACTCGAAAGACTTAGTATAAAGAGATGGAACCTAAGCGACTTGTCTATTGTTGAAACCTCAGATCCTAATAATATAATAGATATAAGTTGGCCATCTGATGAATACTTTCTAGCTCCAGGAGTTTGTGTAGTGAATGATAATACTCTTCTGCTTAATTCTATTAATATAAATAACGATCCATCTACTGGTAAAATATATAAACTAGTAATAAATGAAGATGATTCATATACATTAACATTTTTATTTGATTTATTAACTGATCAAAGTTATTGGAGGACTCCAATATATTCAAATAATAAAATAATATATCAGAGATCAGACACTCAAGACGGTGAACCAGCTCCACTTTATATAGTTCAAAGAGATTACGACACCTTAGATATAGAACTTGAAATAAATATAACAGACATACAGATTGTAGGAACATCACCAGATGGGTATAATGTCCAGACAGCTTTGCAATGGATGTTTGTTTATGAAAATAAAATGTATATACTTGTTAGTGGTATTCAATTATATGAAATAGATACAAATTTCCCTTACAATACTACATTAATAAATGACAACACAGCATTCTTTGGTCCAGGTGAGTTTAATAATCAATATTTAAGAACTTGGAGTAATGCAGGTGAATGTAATGGAAATTTATCTTTTATTCCATCAACAAGCCCAACTACCACTACCACTACTACTGTTGACCCATCAGGACCTAGTACAATATGGATAAAGTTTGACCCTATAACACCAGCGTAGATATAAATTATGAAAGTAACACAAAAAATAAAAGATAAATTAAGAGAGGTTCGCAGATCAAATCCAGGTCTTACTTCTGTGTGGTATGGTTATAAATCATCTAATGGAGTTAGTACAGGAGAGTTGAGTGTTGTATGTGGTGTTGAAAAGAAAAAACCCCTTTCAGAATTATCTAATGATGAGATTATACCAACTGAAGTGAAAGTTGGAAGTCAGTCTATTAAAACAGATATTGTGGAAATAGGTAAACCAGAGCTACTAGGTACTTGTAATTCTGCATGTGGTCAAAACATAGGATCAGCATCAATACCTAACAGATCATATACAAGACCTATTAAAGGTGGTTTATCTATAAGTACAAACAATACATCAGGTGGTGTTGGTACATTTGGTTTAGTTGTAAAAGATGTTGCTACAGGAGCAATATTAGGACTTAGTAATAATCATGTTACAATTGCAGATGCATTTTATACAGACTCTAGAAATTTATCTGGAGTGATACAAAATGATTATGATCCAACAAATAATATATACCAAGGAACTGAAGGAACTGTTGCTGGAGGAAGTTGGACAGAATACTTCACCTCAGCAAATATAATTGGAAGAGGTGTGAGATATGTTCCTGTTCACCCACAGAGTTCAGGATTAGTAAATAATGTAGATGCTGCATTATTCTCATTAAAATCTAATGTTATAAGTCTTTTTGAAAGTTGGAAGCAAGTAGGACTAGATTCAATTATAACAAGTAATCTCCCTTTTGCTACAACTTCGGAAATAGATAATGCTCTTGCAAGTAACCCAGAATTATATAGTTCAGGAAGAACAACAGGTCCTAAAGGTGGAGCTAGTTGTCCCATGAGAATTTTTACAACAACAGGAGGATTTCCTATTTCATATAAAAGACAAGGAGTAAGCACTCTTATTGAAATGGAAGATATTATAGGATATTTTAAACCTCCTTTAGAAGATCCTACATCACAAGATCCAAGTGACCTTTGTTGTAACCCAGTAAGGGGTGGAGATTCAGGATCTGCTTTAATTGCTAATATAGGAGGAACTATAAAAGTAATTGGACTAGTTTTTGCTGGAGGTGGTTCAGGATGTGACGGTGGACAAAATTCATATCAAGTTGGATGGGCTTGCAGAATAGACGAAGTAGCTAACCAATTAGGAATTACTAGCCTTGATGCAGGTGATTTATTTACTGTTGTAAATGAAAACTCAATAGAGTATGTAACTGAACTTGGAGGAAGTGATCAAATAAATAAAGAATGTGATGGAGCAACTTATTGGCAAGTTGGTCTAACAGATACATTAAATAACCCTTGTTAAAATATAAAATACCATGTCAAATAATTGCTCAAATTGCTATAACGGATGTACTGAGATAACCTCAGACAAGTGCGTTAAATATACAGGGGTAGATGTCCCTGTTCTAGGAATAAAAAATGGAGACTCTCTATCTTATGTAGAGCAGTCATTAATAGGTTTTCTAACCTCATCGCTTGATGGTACAGGAATATTTCCTGTAATACCACAGACAGATATATGTCCAAGTTTACAAGCAGAACTAGACGATTGTAATCCCCTTTCATTAAATAATTACTTAACAGGAATCGTAAAGTTTTTATGTAGTTTGGAAGAACAAATTTCAGGAGGAGGAGAAGAAGGAGGAGAAACACCGTTACCAGCCTATGACCTAGAATGTATAGATATCCCAGCAGGTTCAGATCCAAGTGATACACAGGTAGTGTTACAAACTGTAATATACAAAGTTTGTACACTAGTTGATCAACTTAATGGTTTTATAAATTTTGTTGAAAACACTTATGTTAAAATTTCAGATATAAATACGTATATTGAAAACTATATACAAAATGATCCAGGTCAACAACTTATTGCTAATAGAATGGTTCCTTATTCAATTGTTGCTGCCACTGGAGGTTCTGCATTTCTTAATAACTTTGATGCTTCTGGTGCTGGTATAGGTGATTGGGTAAGTATATATTTATGTAATGGTGAAAATGGAACTCCTGATTTAAGAGGTAGAGTACCAGTTGGAACTAGTGATGGAAGTATGCTTGGTGGACAAATGGATGTAGCTGTAGATCCTGCTCAACCTGGTAACCCAACTTATACAACAACAACTCCACAAGGTGGCAATAGTGTAGTTTTGAGTCAAGGACAAATTCCTTCACATACACACGCTGTTACTATTGGACCATCAACACCTACAATAACTCCTACAGGATGGGCAGCAGGACCTTACGTTGGTCCAGGTATACCAGGTGGTGGGGGATTTGATGGTGGAGGTAATGCTTTTAGACAAAGACAGTTTAATGCAGACCCTCTTCCTCCACACACACATACTGTTACTCTTAATCCTACAGGTGGTGGACAACCACATAGTAACTATCAACCTGGACTTGGAGTATATTATATAATTTACATACCTTAAAACAAAATAAAATGGCATACCTACCTGTAAACCCTTGCTGCACTGATGTAGTTTTAAATAACCCTTGTGGATGCACAAGTACATGTAATCAATGTACTAACTCCTGTGGAACAAATGGTACTGTATCGAGCACAGTTGTGTACGATGGTCCAACTCTTCCAGGATCTGGTGTGGAAGCTTGTGATACAATCAATGTAGCATTATCAAAAATAGACTCTGTTCTTGTCGAGTTAAAAAATCAAGTTGCAACTAACACTAGTGACATTGCTTCTATTAAAGAACAGATAATAAACATTAACTCACAAATAACAAACATTAATAACAACTGTTGTTCATAATCATGACCGTACTACTAACCATATCTCAAATAGGACCTGATAACTCTGAATTTAACTTATACTCAGATGTAGATAATTTCACTACTCCTTTTGAAACAAATGTATCAGACACTGACTTGTTAAATGGATACACTAGTTCTCTAGTTCCAGATTACACAAACATTGTACGAGTGCAGGCTTTAGGCAAGTGCGTCAATTATTTGGATATAGTTTTAGAAAATATAACAACAACAACAACTTTAATACCTTAAACCATGTTAATACAAATAACCATAACCATTCCACCTGGAGGCGCTGCTGGACCTTTTGACTTATATTCAGATGCGGACGGATTTACAACTCCATTTGAAACACAAGTCCCAGCTGTAGATTTAGTAGCTGGATATACAGTTACACTTCCTATGGGAGCAACCATTATACGAGTTTGCTCTGTTGGTACATGTGAAAATTGTATTGACTTACCAACTAATTGTCCAACTACTACAACAACAACTGTTGCACCTACCACTACAACAACAACAACGGTAGCTACAACAACTACAAGTACAACAGTAGCTCCGACAACAACAACAACAACTACTGCAGCAACAACAACTACAACTACCACTGCAGCAACTACTACAACTACTACCACTGCACCTACAACAACAACTACTACTACAGCAGCTACTACAACTACAACTACTACTGGAAATCCTGAAAAGTTAGGTTGGGAACTTACAACTACTACAGCTTCTGAAATATTTGCTGTAGGTATGCAAATACTTGTAAATGATGTTGTTCAAGTTCAGGAAAGTATTGATGGAGCTAACTATCCGTTAACAGGTGAGATTCTGGTTGGTACAGGAGCAACCGTAAAAGTAATAGTTACAAATCAAAAGACTGGAATACATACTTTCCAAAACAGAGCACTATTACAAGGTCTTGGATCACCAGCTGTAATATTAAGTGATACTCAATCTGCAACTAATTCACTTGTTTCTGATGTATCATTTATTAAAGGTGGACTTACAGAAGATCTTGAGGTCATTGGTAATATTATAGTAAATACAACAACTACTAGTACTACAACAATTATAGAGACAACAACTACTAGTACAACCACTGCAGCCCCAACAACAACTACCACTACGACTAGTGCTGTAGGAGCTTGTGATTTAGGTACTATAACAGCAACTGCACCTTCTCAAACAACTACAACTACTACTACAGTGGGTGGGTTGACACAAGGATTATTAAGTGAATTTGGACAAACAAGTTCTACTTCTGCATGTACTCAAAGTACAACATTAGATGTTTGGGTGTCCAACGTTAATGCAAGTAATGCACCAACTACTAGCTCTGTTATTTATCTGAATGCGATGGGAACTTCTGTTTTCCAAGGTAATACTTTACAACCATGGCACATCTTTGAAGTTTCAGGTAGTGCACAGTATTCATTTGAAGTTGACGGAAATGGTAATGTTGGAGGACCAATCGATATATGTACAGTTTAATTTATAAATCTTAAAAACAATATAATATGGCTTTTACCGTAAATGTAAAAATAACAGCACCAGTTGGAGCTGATTCAGGACCTTGTGATATATATGAAAATGGTGATCTTTACACCACTCCTGTAGCTACTGGTGTGTCAATAAGCTCCCTCACATCACCAGCTGGTTTTGATGTTGGGGTAAATCAAAACACAACACTTATAAGAGTTTATAACACTGGAACGTGTTCAAACTTTGAGACTGTTGCAATCTTATTTTCATAATACAATATGACAGCTTTAATAAAAATAGACACAATAGGTGAAGATCTTCATTTGTTTAACCTCTACTCGGACATAAATAACTTTACAGCTCCATTTGCAACAAATGTAACTAGAGATGAACTGTTAGGTAAGGATAAAGTAGATGGTTATCCAACTGATCAATTGCCTGATTTAGCAACAGTTGTTAGAGTTATGGCAATTGATGAAGGGGTATTCCTAGATATTAATGTATAAAAAGTCTTGTTTTGTTGGTTTTACAAGGCTTCTCCTAGGGTTATTAGTAGCCCTAGGAGTTTTTTATTTATAACTAAATTGATTATAAATAATAACCTGGTTTAGTAAATTTATTTGTAATATCCAAAATAAATTTTATATCTTTACAATATTTTTTAACTAAAGCACAATTAAATGTCGTACAATGAGAAACTACTCAGACAGCTAGAGGGACTACTGGGCTGGAAGAAAAGTAAAAAGTTTTATGCTGAAAAGCTAAACATAACAGAAGATGAAGTAGATGAATTAATTAAGGAGATCAGAAGTAGAGACAAAGATGAAGGAGAAGCATTCTTAAAAACATCAAACGATTCAACAACCTTTGAATCACTAAAGAAGGTTAACAATGAGAAGGGAACTATAGAGAGTACGATTACTCTTGATTATGAACCTAAAGACCACCTGGAGCTAGCAAAGCTTCACAAAATAGACCTAGACAAATACATAATTACAAACTACTGGTCTAAAGTACTTCCAAGCGGAAAGTTTACTTCCTCAGTATTTTCAAAGAGGAAAACACCAAAGAACTATAAATCAAATTACATTCCAATCCCTTCACCAGAGAGAAATGGTAATAGAGATATTACAGATGTTGAAATATCTTTATCTGATTACCATTTAGCAAAACGATACGTTGATGGTGATAACAATCCTGCAGTAAGAGCAAGAAGATTCTTTGATGTGGCTCAAAATTTGATGCACAAAGTAAGATCTGTTTATGATGTAGACAAGGTGGTATTCCCAATATCTAATGACTTTTTTCATACAGATAACTATCAAAATTCAACAACAAACGGAACACCACAAGACACTATATTAGATTATTCTTCTGAGTATGAATTAGGTTTTGCAGTACTTGTAGATACTATCAAGATGTTAAAAGCAAACTCTAATCATGTAGAAGTTATATTAGTACAAGGTAATCATGATAGAACAAAGTCTTTTTATCTAGCACATGCATTAGATATATACTTTACAGATGAAAAGAATATAAGCTTTATAAGAGATGAAGGATTAATAAAAGCAACTGTAGTTGGTGAAACATTTATAGGTTACCATCATGGGAACTGTAAGATAGATCAACTACCACTATTATTTGCCACTCATCCAAAGTATGCATCTATGTTTGGTAATTCTAAATATAGAGAAGTCCATACAGGTGATAAACATCACTATATGGCTAAAGAAATAAAAGGGGTTAGAATACAACAAATGCCTAGTTTATCTGGTACAGATAGATGGCATAAAGATAACAACTTTGTACATAGTGTACGAGCTGCTCTTGCTTTAGTCTATGATAATGATCTTGGTAAGGTGGCTGAATTTGAAGAAAGAATATAATTATGGCAACATTAAGAAAATTGGTTTCAGATGTGCGATCTACGCATAAGATTTTATCAACTGATGCACTTATTACAGACAGAGCAATTGCTTCTGAAATAAGAAATAATGCCTTGACGTTAATTAAAAGAGAAACCAATGTAAGGAAGTTATGGGCTAGCGATACCCTGTTTACTACCATTCCTTGTTTAGAGATGGTAGAAGTTCCTATTTCAGAATGTTGTGAATATGCTGACCCTTGCACTGTAGCAAGAACTAAATTTAAACTACCTAGAATATCAGAAGGTAACTATCAATATGTAATTCAAGGTGTTTACTCCATAAACGCTATGGGAGGAAAAGGTACTAAACTAAAAGAAATAACAATAAACAGATATCTAAATATACTGAAACTTAGAATAATTAAAAAGGACAGTTATTTTTGGATATCTAATGGTTACTTATATGTGAGTAACCCATTATTAAAATCAATAAGGTTGGCAGCATTATTTGAAGAAGATGTGCCTAATGAAATAATGTATCCAGATTGTGATTGTGGCACAAATTATTCTGTAGAGGATCTATGTAAGAACCCACTGGATAAAGAATATGCACTTCCTGGATACTTAGAGCAACAAGTCCTTGCAATGACTTCTACAAAACTTTTATCTACATATTTTCAAATTAAGACAGATATGAGTAACGAAGGAATAGATGGACAAGCACCAAACGCCCAGCCTACAAATTAATAACAAATGGCTAGAGTCTCTGTTGATTGGAGAAGTGCAAGTAAAGATAACTACAATGATTTCTGTAAGAAACACCCTTTGGTGAATCTGTCTTTTGATGAGTGGAGAAATATATTGTATCAGTACAATGATGCATTTAAACACTATATATTAGAAACAGGAAAGAAAGAAAAGTTAGTAGGTAGCCTTGGACAATTTTCTATAAACAAAAAGAAAAGAAGAAGAGTGAAAGGTGTAGATGGTAAAGAGTTTGTTAACTTACCTATTGACTGGCAGAAAACTAAAGAGAAAGGAAAAGTTATATATAACTTTAACTATCACACAGAAGGATATTTCTTTGGGTGGATGTGGTTTAAAGATAGCGCTAGATTTAGGAACTCTGAATTATGGTACTTTAAACCCTCAAGAATTACCTCAAGATTATTATCACACTATATAAAAACTGACGATAAATACCAACACATGTATCATGAATGGAAAAAATAAATTATGTCGTACTACTATAAATACAATTTTATTTCCCCAGAGCCTATATACGCTACTGTAAAAGAAGAACTTAAAAGTTACTTTGATACAGGTGCTGTAGATGATTTGCTCTTCCCTACCTATCTAGACAAGTGTCTAAGAAAGCTAGGCAGAACTACTTATGTAATAAGTGAACAAGTGTTGTTTATTGAAGACTTTCAAGCAAGATTACCAGATAACTTTCATGCTGTTAGAGAAGCTTGGATGTGTGCTGAGATACCAGGAAACCCTTATCCTTCTGCTACATCATTCTATTCACAAGCAGCTAATGCAACAACAATACAAATATCCCCACTAACAATAGGAGGAACACCTTGTAACAATCCTGAGTGTCAACATCCAAGTTGTGATGGTACATGTATGCCTGAATTAGTTCAAGCAGTATATAAAACAAACAACGAGATAGCTAGATCATATAGACATAGTTATTTACTAAGACCAGGTAATATTTCTACAAGAAAACAATGTGATGTAAGTTACAGAAATGACTGGAACAACTTTGCACCACCTGTAAGAGAGTTTACTCCTGGATCTGCAACCTATGATTCATTTGATATTAGAGATAATAAGTTTGTAACTAATTTTAGAAATGGCGTAGTTCACTTAATGTTTTATGCCACAGAATATGATACAACAGGAAATCAACTGGTTCCTGATAATTATCGTATAGCAGAATATGTTGAATCATTTCTTAAGTTCAAAGTTTTTGAAACATTAACTAATCAAACAAATGATGAAACTTTTAATCAACTTCAACAAAAGCTGGCTTATTATAAGCAAGAATATAATGAGAAGTATATAGAAGCAGAGATTGAAATTAAAAAACAAACTCCTTGGGAGAAACAAAGGAGAATAAAAAAAGACTTGAACAGGTTTAACAAGTATGAACTTCCAACTCGTACAAATAGATACGGTACAAGAAGAAGACGCAATAATTAAGAATTATGGCTAAACAGCAATCAAAAAAAGATTCTGACAAAACAAAGAAGCAGGGTAACATTAGATTAAATCCAAGTGTTGCTAGGACAGGATTAAACCTAGACAGCTCTATTAATCAAGTTGGTCCTGGAAGACTTACGTATGCTTTAAATGCTGCTGTAGAAAACTTTGACTCTAGTTCTGTAAACTATCAGAATGAGCCAGGTAATGAGTTGTGTTTAGATTTTCCTTCAGGATATAAACTTATTGGTTCTCATTTTATTCCTGAGAAACGTAAGAATATATTCTTTTTAGCCAACCCAAGTATAGGAGGTAGCGAGATTGGGTTTATGGACAATAATGATTGTCAATATCAAACACTTGTAAATGCTCCTTGTCTTAACTTTGATGTAAATCATCCAATCCCTAAAATTGTACATAGAATAACAAACTGTTCAACAGAACTCTACTGGACAGATGGAGTTAATCCTAGAAGATATTTAGACATAGAAAATATTCCTTATGTAATTAATTTAACAGCAGAGGGTAGCATTTGTAATTCTACAGAAACTGATCAGCTTGATTGTAATCAGCTTAAAATTCAACCTAACTTTGACATACCTCAATTAATGATCACTCAGATCAGAAATATAGGTAATTTAAAAGCAGGTACATATCAGTTTGCAATTCAATACTCAGACGCAAGTGGTAATGAACTTACATCATACTATTCTGTAACTAACCCTTTACCTATTGCTGATGAGTTTACAACAACAGTAAACTTTGATTACCCAGTAGGGAAATCTATTGTTGTAGGTGTATCTAATTTAGATTTATCAGGACAGTTTGAATATTACAACTTAGCCGTAATAAAAACTATAAATAACATAACTTCAGTTGAAATTGTTGGTACATATAGTATTGAAGATTCTACAAGAGAAGTAACTTATACAGGAGGAGATCAGTCACCTATACAGCTTTCCATATCAGATATATTTGAAAAGTTTCCATATTATGATATTGCACAAGATGTTACAGCTGTACAAGATGTTCTTGTTTGGGACAATCTTACATCTATTGATAGAATCAACTACCAGTCAATTGCAAATCAAATAACACTCGGTTGGGAGACTTACAGAATACCAGCAGATGAAAATTATGCAGATGAATTAAATGCTGTGAATCTTCGTGGATACATGCGTGATGAAGTGTATGCATTTGAAATTGTATTTTTATTAAAGAATGGTAAACAGACAGACGGTTTTCACATTCCAGGAAGACAAAGGGGTAGTAACGAATCTTATCCTGATGTAGCTGATTCAGGACCTAATCAAAATAACGATTTTATTGGAGACCCTGACTACTATGCTGGTGATGTAGGTTATAAATCTTGGTGGAAAGTTTACAATACAGCTTCTGTGACAGGAGCCTCTACAGGACAATCTAGTGATCCAAACTACAAAGGACCTTGGGAATATGGTGAGTTTGCATACTGGGAATCAACAGAAACGTATCCTTGTGAGCCAGATGTTTGGGGAGATTTATCTGAACAACCTATCAGACATCACAAATTTCCAGATGTAGCAGTAAGTCCTATTATAGAAAACGGACCAATAGTGTATGACAATGATAAAATTGTTCCTACAATGCAGGACGATGCTGTATTTCCTATTGGTGTAAAAATAGATAATACACAGGTATTTCAATTAATTCAAAATTCTGGATTAACACAAGATCAGAAAGATGATATTGTTGCCTACAAGATTGTAAGAGCTGACAGAGGAACAAACAAATCTATAATAGCAAAAGGTATACTTAGAAATGTAAACAAGTATACTAGAGATGAAGAAGACTACTACTATCCTAACTATCCGTATAATGATCTATCTTCAGACCCATATATTTTAGCAAACAATAATGCATGGAGTGCTGACTCTGAAGCATACTTAGTGTATTTACCAGAAGCTGAACCAGATACAAGTACTTTTCTTGCAATAATTCAAGGACTTGAAGTAACGGTGAATGAAAATGAGGGCGTATTTGAGTATACTAGTGCACTGAATGGTAAAGTGACGCAAGCAGTTATACAATTAGATGAAGTTGTTGAAATCTGTTCATTAACAAGACCTGTTCCACTTTTAGGTAAGATGGTAATTGGTCCTGGTAATTATGATGTATGGAGAGTATTTACTGATAATACTCTGACTTCATGTGGACATAGAATACGTTGGTTTGATCCATTTACTGATTGGAATGATACACCTTATGTTGATGGGGTATTTAGAACCCAATATATGTTTGATAATGGAGCTATAGGTAACTCAAAGAAATATACAGTTATTACTGAAGTGGGAGCATCAGCACCAGACGTGATAGAATGTGGTAGAGTTTGGGTAGGCTGGTGGGTAGATTGTTGTAGACCTAGACAGACATTAATGCCAGAGCAAGTGTTTGGTCCTGGAGAAGTTGAAAATCCTCCAGGGGTTAAAAAAGGTTCTGATTATGAAGGATCCAGTACAAGTAACAATGGCTGGATAGGTAGAAGAACAAAAAGTAGAAGATCTTCTTTAGGTTGTAAAGCTGAAAAACCTCAACCTTCAATTGAAGAACAAGAAGGTGAAGACATTACATACAGACAAGTATTTAATTCACCAGAAACATCTTTTGGCCAACCGTTCTTAGGAAGTGTGTTAAAGCTTGAGAGTGTAATGTTCGGTGGTGGAAAAGCTCATTGGGTAAGCGTTAAAGATAATGCTAACTACAAGCTTCTTTCTAAAGAGGCCCAACAAGATGCATTAGATAGCTCAAAGAAAATGGCTAGCTTATCAGATCCAGAAAGTTTAGGTGTGATGTTTACAGCATATCAAGCATATCTAACTATCTACGTAAATGGTATTACAAGAAAGAACTATGCAATGTCATTTAACTCTAGAGCTAATTATGATTATTCTTTTGATATAGGTAATAATGTAAATGGAGGAATCAAACAAAGAGACATAGATTTAACTAGATACTTAATACCAGGTGTACAATCATTAGGTCCTAAGGAAGAGTATTCTATAAATAACTGGAACAGAGAGACTTCTGTGTTTATAAAAACATTGGAGGAAAGAGAATTACCTAGTAGTACTATAGTGTCTGTTCCCCCTTTACCTTTTCCAAGTCAAACACCTAGTCTACTTAGTGTAGGAGATCCACTTATAGAAGATAAATCTAGATTTACAATAGGTAATAAAGGTGCATGTCCTACTCCTGAAAAACAACAAGATCTTACAGTAGTATCATACTATGCATCTATGAAAAACATTTTTCCAAATCAATATGGACAAATGTATTCATATACTACTATTGATACAGGATATCAAGCACTTGTAAAAGAAACAGGAACTTCTACAATATTTGGTGGAGATACATTTATTTCTAGATTTGCATTTAAAACAAAGCTTCCATACTTTATAGATAATAGAGTGGGTGCTCCAGATGATAGTGATATATTTTACGATGAGATTGGTAATATTGGATACCCAAGATATTGGCACTCTGCAAGATCTATATTAGAAGATTATAATTTAGATTTTGATGGTGAAACAACTCCTGTAAGAAACCTAATTTCATACAAGGCACACAACTTTGATTGTCCTAATGATCCATCTACTATAGAACCAGGAGGAGGAGCATATAGAACTTTCTATGATGGATATATGTATTTGTTTGCATATGGTATTCCAAACTTCTATTGTGAAACTACATACAACACAGACTTACGTCAAGCATTTAATAATAAAGAAGGGGACTTCTGGCCTCACGTAAGTTCTGGCATTCCTGATGATTGGTTACAAGAAACAAACGTACCTATTGCACAGGATAACACTTATTATTATAATGTAACATATTCTAAACAGAACAAAGAGAACGTATTCTCACATCTTCCACCTGATTGGAAAGATGACTTATGTTATACAGTGTTCCCATTCAGAGCTATTTATTCTGATGCAGCTATAACAACTGCTGACTCTAGAGTTAATAACTGGTTAGTTTATAGAGCATTATCATTTCATGACTTCCCACAGAATTATGGGAATCTTACATCATTAGATGGTATTCAAAATAAAGCAATACTTGCACGATTTGAGAACAAGTCATTATTATATAACAATCTTCTTACAATTGACACAAGTAATCCACAAGCTGCATATATTGGTAATCCAAGACTATTTGATAGTTCTCCACCAATTGACTTTGCTGAAACAGATTTAGGATATGTAGGAAGCCAGAATAAGTTCTTATTAAAAATACCCCAAGGTCAAATCACTGTAGATGCTAAGAGAGGACAAGTGTTCCTAGTTTCAGGAACTAAAGTTCAAGATCTTACAGCATTTGGTTCTGGTGTAAATAGGTTTATGGCAGATCATTTACCTTTTGAGATACTCGAACATTTTCCAAATGTACCTACAGACAATCATTTTAACAGTATTGGATTACATGGTGTATATGATAGTAAGTTTGAAAGAGTAATTATTACCAAGCGTGATTATATTCCTCTTCGTGATGATATTCAATATGATGAAGACACAGGAGAGTTCTATATTGAAGGTGAAACTGCACGTCTTTTCAAACAAGCAGATCCAACAGCAAAATTACCAAACAATTGTCAACCATATATAAGTTCAACATTTGAAGGAACTTTACGCATTGAATATATTCCTTGTGGGGATGATGTTATTGAGCTTATTGAATTTGAGTGTCAAGGTAATAGTTGTGGAGGAGTTTTGGTGCCATGTGCTGAACAAATAATATTTAGTAATGTAAGTCTTATAGGATTAGGTTCTTGTGGAGATGAGACAACTACAACTACTAGTACGTCTTCTTCAACTACAACTACCACTACAACATCTAATGAAACTACTACTACTACAACTACAGTAGAGGTAACTACTACCACTACAACTTTAGAAGAAGTCCCTAGTGATCCTCCAAGGCATATAATATATCTTGAAGATGAAGAATATTTCTGTAATAAATCTTGGACAATCTCCTTTGACTTTAATACAAAGAGTTGGATATCTTTTCATTCATATATTCCAAACTTCTACATAGGAGAGAATAACTTCTTCTATTCAGGGGTAAATGGATGTTGTACAAGTGATGGTTCTGCAAATCTTGAAGTTCTAGCAGGTGAACTATTACCTCCTACTTTACCAACCACTACTACCACTACTACAAAAACAACATTGTTTCCAACTACAACAACTACTACTACATTTAGAGATTTAGTAATAGAGGGTGGTGAAGTTACACCTACTTATTGTGAACTTTCTGGTGGTACAGGAATAATAACAATAACTACCACTACAACAGCTCCATGTTACACTCCATCAGAGAATTCAATAACTGATAGTTTTTTAGAAGGATATCAAATAGTTGGAGGATCTCCAACAATTAGCACAGGCTCATCACAAGATGCGTGTAGAGCAATGAATTTAATATCTTCAAATGTATTAGGAATTTATATACAAGTTTCTTATGACAGTTATGATATAGGTGAAGCAGTATATGTTTGGGATCCAATAGCTCCATATTGCGAAGGTCTTTCAGAAGGTTGGTATTCTAATACAGAAAATACCGATAGTGTCTTTTATGTAGCTTCTAATTCTAGAATTGAACAAATAGAATATTGTGATTCCTGTTTAAGTACAACTACTACTATAGCTCCTCCACCAGAACTAGATGAATGTTGTGGATTTGTTTCAGTAACTCCTGAAGGCTTATACATAAGTGGAGGTTCTGAAGACTCTGATACACAAGATGGTTATGTAAATGTTCCAGGATTTGCATACTCAGCAACAACAGGTGTTGCTTTTACGTCAAGTAAGTTATGGACTATAGATACAGACATAAAAGAATGGGACATTACACTTTCTCCATTTACAGCAACATTCAACAGAGATATAACATATGGAGAAACTCCAAGCGTTGCAGGTAATATTGCACTAAGTGATACGGTATTGTTAGGTGTAGATTCTACTGTAGCTCCACAGAAGATTCTAGAAATAGATATTACAGCAAATACAGCTGTAGTAAATGTACAATTTGAAATACAACTAAATAGAGTTGTTGAAAGTAATTTATTATACACTAAAGAAAATAAGTTAGTTTTAATATCTAAAGACGGACTAGACTACTACATTACACAATTTGATTACTCTAGTGGTAATGTTGAATTAGATGTAAGTCTTGGACAACTCACTGGACGTATTATGTTATTTGAATGTGATTGTATAATTAATGTTATACTTGACAATGTATTATACATATTTGATTCAACTCAAGGGCTTGTTAATGTAAGTGAAACAGATCCTAGTCTTATTCCACCAGGTGAGAGTGCTAAAGATTTTAAAACACTGAGTCAATCAGCAGCATATCTAAATTGTGGAATTGAAAATACAACCACAACAAGTACTAGCACATCTACTACAACTAGCACCACTACACTTTCACCAACTTGCTATGAGTATGAAGTAAGTGGACCAATAGCAACATACTATACAGATTGTTTTGGTCAGCAACAAGTAATAAGTTTAGGTAGTGGACAAACACAAATAGTATGTGCAGGTCTAGGAATAATAGGAGCAACATTAATAGGACCATGTAACAACCCAGTTTAATATGAAAACAATAGTAATAAAATTAACTTTTTCTGGACCAAACGCAGGCCCATTTGACATACTTACTCGGTCAAGACAAGTATTGTTATTAGCTGTGACTAGAGATCAGTTAATAAATGGAATTACTGTTAATGTTGATGACAATGCTTCATCAATTATAATTAGATCAAACGGAGATTGTAAATTTGAAAAAATCATACCACTTGTAGATATTCCTATGGATGAGTATCAGGAAGCTAAATATGCTCAAGATACTACAGGATGTTTGTGGACACACCTAAGGAATCCACAAATATATAATTATTACTATGGTAATATTGAACCCTACATTATAGAATACCCATTTGCTTATAAATATAACGATGAGATACTTCAGAATGTAAAAGATTATAGTAAAGTGTATAGATATTTACCTTCAACAGCTGGAGCTTTTGATAGTAATAGAAAAGTACAAATAGATGATAAATGGTTTAACAAGGCTGTATTATATAACGGTCAACAGTCTACAGGATTGTTGGAACTTGTTCCTAAGCCAGAAAATAATCTGTCAGCATATATGCAATATCCTATATTAAATAATGACAGTAAGACTATTACGTTCACCAAAAGTGATAACTTTTATCAGTATAATACATTCTGGGCATTACAGAAAAATGAGCAGATACCACTATTTAATACATCTTGTCAATCTCTTTCTATTGATAAAGTTATTAATCAATCTAATATGGACTATGGTCCTAAATCATTTGGTAAGTCAACCCTTAGAGCTAAAAACTTAAAGGTGAGACATATACTTGATGACTCATCAACAACACACATTATAAGTCAGTTTATTGTAACACCATCACAAATATCATATAAGTAATGGCAAAAGGTTTAACAGCATCTAAAGCAAAGAAGATACTCGAAGATGGAACAGTTCGAGGTAAAGCGCTTACAGAGAAACAAAAGAAGTTCTTTGGAGCTGTTGCTGGTGGTGCTACGCCTTTAAAAAAGCTTAATGGTGGTTGGTTAGATAAGTTTGCTATGGGAGGAAGTCTTCCTGGTGCGTCTGGTATGATGTATGCACGTACATCTGGAACATCTCCTGAAGAACCTAAGAAAGCTCAGGAGGGCACTATACAATTAGATGAGGTAGTTGTAACTGCACCAGGAAGAAAGAAAGATACAGCCTTTCGTGACTCAGATAAAGATGGGAATGTAGTTTCACGATTTTTGAATGTAGGTAGGGGAAAGAAAAGAGAAGAGTTATTTAAGGACATGCCTGAGTATTTGCAAATCAATGATAATGGTGATTATGTTCTTTCGTTAGATCAACAGCAAGAACTTGAAAATCTAGGTATTACAGACTTAGATAGTTATAATGATTATTTTGGAACAAATTATAGTAGAGATAATGCACTAAATGAGTTTAATTATCTAAACTACTATAAGCCTCAATATGATGATATGATTAGTAGTATTCATGGTGCTACTAATCAAGCAGCAAAAAACATAATGACAGCTGCATCATTTATACCTATAGTAAGAGGTGCTAGTATGGCAAGTAAAGCACCGCAAGCATATAGATACTTAGCTAACAGTCCTGTTGGAAGAGCTGCTTCTAAATATATAGGAAAACCTTTTTCTAAGTCACTGAATTATAAACCTTTTGGAGGCCCTGTAAGTATAGGTAATGCAATAGATGCAAGTAGTGCAGCTTATGCTGCTTACGCTACTCCTGAAGCATATCGTCAATATCAAGAAAATCCTAATTTTGATACAGGATCAGATCTTGCCTTAACAGCAGTAGATCTAGTACCATTTAGTGAAATATTTACAGGAGGTAAAAACATTAGAAAATTATATAATAAAGGTAAAAACTTACTTACAAATGATTTGAAACCAAACCCAAACATGTACTATAGGGGCATTGGGCAATCTGGATTAGATGATATTACGGAAAGTGGTTTACTAAGAGCAAAGCCTGCAGATAAAATTCCTTTTAATGGAATGGGAACTAAATTTGATTTTGCAAAAAGATTTAACAATTTATATGTTACCCCACGCCTTAGTGTAGCTGATCGATATGGTAGAGGGGTTGTTGCTGAGATTCCAAAAGATGTAGCAAACTTTTCTAAGAGGTATAAGAATAGTGATTGGAGTATGATGACTGACAATCAAATACCTATAGAAGAAGTAAACTTATACAAGAAGAATTTCTTTGGAAACTACAAACCAGTAAATATTCCACAACCACCACTTAGTAGTATGCCTTTTAGTAAACCAAACATCTATCCAACAAGTAGCCCACTTCCTAAAAGCATGGAACCTTATCTCTCTAGGAGAGTATATCCATTTAATAAAGAGCAAGAGATATTTGAATCCTTCTTGCCCATAGAAGCTCAGCTTAAGAACATAGATTTAAAAAGCATTAGATATGATGCAGATGGAAACATCATACCTAACATGGAATATGGAGGTGAGATAGATAAAGCACAATGGGGAAAATTGTTAAAGCTTGCAAAGAAATATGGAAGTAAAGCAGTTGATTATTTAAAAGGTCTTAGATCAGAAGGACAAATGGTTACCAATGCTGCAAACACAACTGGTAATGTTAAGTATCTGGATGAGTTAAGTTATGAGGCAAAGAAAGATATACGTGACCTAAATTATAAAGTTCAAAGTAAAACTGATAAAGAAACAAGAAAGTTAGGTAAACCACATGTAGCACAAGAAGAGTATGGTGAAGGTTGGAAATATTCAGATGAGGTAGACTTTAACAATCCTGAAGAGGTGGCAGCACATAGAAAGAGATGGATTGATTCACAAAAAAAAGGTAACTTTTTATATCAGAATCGCAGTTTTCCTTTATTTGACGAAACTAGTGATATCTTTACAGACTTAACTAGATACGATCTTAATTCTTTTGTAGGTAATAGTATTGATAGACCATTTGCCACAAGACTTGGTAACAGATATACAAGCGCTTTAGGTGAAGGTACAAGTTATACTATAGGCGGAACATTAAATCCTAGACCTCAAGATTTTTTAACACAAGACGTTTCTATTCGTAGTGGCGAGTTTGATAAAGCTTGGAAGTATGATGAACCTCTTAAAGAAAAAATGGATGGTGAAATATCAAGATTTTTCAATAGTTTGTACGAACCTAAGACTTCTAAAATAGATTTTGGAGACTTACTAAAAAATAAAAACCGTAGTGGTGGAGATATACCTAAAGCTCAAGTTGGTTTGTTAAATAAGCTATATAAGATGTATAAAGGAGTTAAGGGTAGCTCTAATGTTGTAGAACCTATGTTAAAATCTGGTATAACAGCAAGAAGATTATCAGGTGACCAGTTATACAATACGCATCGATATAGTGCTAAACAATTAGATCAGTTACTAAAAGAATCAAGAGAGTTTTTAAAAAATACTCCAAGTGAGGGATATGAAAACTCAACTAAATTTAAAGCTGAAGCATTAAGAAGAATTGAAAATTTAGAACAAGGAGTAAAAAAAGATCTCGCATTACAAGAAATTGCAAAAAGGTCTAGAAGGACAGTTGGAGATGATACAGGTACATGGATGGCTAAGTCTTACGTTGATGCACCTTCAAGTGATCAACTAGGTCATGTAACTACTTCAAACAATTTATGGGATATGGTTTTTAAATCAGATGGAAAAATGATACCATATTCTAAGTCTGAAACTTTATATTTTAATAGAGGTGGTGAAGGACAGTTAGCAAGAATAAGAATGATGGCTCCTGAAAATCAAGGAGGAGGAATTAATCTTATTTTTGATAATAACTCTCTAAAAAAGTCAGGTATATTTCCTGACAGTAGTGGAGGAGAATTCACTATATCACAAGATGTTAGTTTAAAACACTTATACCCAGAAGCAAAAATAAAAGCTAAAGATATGCTTCTTAATGAAGCAGAGTTTAGAGGAGTGGAGATAACTGATGATCTTCTTAACTCAATAGATGATGCTTTGCAAATAAAGAAAAACAAAAATGGTAGTAATGTATCTAAAGCTAAAGATGGTGGAAGATGCTGGCCAGGATATAAAACAGTTCCTGGTAAGACACCTTTTAGTAAGGGTAGTTGTCAGAAAGCTCAAGATGGTTACATGGTACCTTCACGTAAAGGTGTTAGGTTAAACTATGATGAGCAAGGTAATGTAATTGGTGAGTCTACTCACATTATGAAGGCTGAACAACTTGAAGATGGCACTTGGGTAGGATTTCCTTCTTTGTTCCAAAATGAAGATGGCAAATGGGTAGATATGTCTGGTGAAAAAGATTGGATGAATATCTATAATGAAGCATTAAAGAGAGGTGAAGTTATAGAGTTTGGAAAAGACAAAGAAGCTGCTATCAAGTTTGGAGAAGGCTCATGGAAGTCACCTAAAATGAAAGATGGTGGATGGCTAGATAAGTTTCAAGAAGGTGGTGTGATAGAAGATGATAGAGGACAATGGGCTTATCCAGGAGAGGTAACTAAAATCAATTCCAACAATATAACAATGAAGGGTGTCAATTACCCTGTACTTGGAATATCTGACACTGGTGATACAAAGATGATGCAACCAGGTGTTGAGAATTACACATACGATGGTAGCTCTGTTACAGAGTTTCCTATGGCCAAAGATGGAAAATCTTTGGTAGAGTTAAACCAATTAACTAACTTTACGAACTATAACACCCCACAACCAGGCGGCTGGTTAGACAAATACTAATAATATGAAAGCTGAATTTTTAAAGATAGCAGGCGTTAAGTCTGAAGCAGAGTTTTACAAGAAGTTTCCTTCTGAGGATGCCTTTATGAAAAAGCATGGAAAAGCTGTAAGAAAACTTATGGCTAAGAAGGCTAATATAGGAGCTATGATTCCAAATATGGAAACACCTAAAGGCAATCGCCCACCCACTCGTATAGATGAGGCTTTCTTATTTGATACAGTAGCAAAGCAAATGGGTCAAAAGAGTTATGATGAGACACTGGAAGATATGAAAACTCAAGCTCAAATTGCTGCAGGACAACAACAACAGTCTGGTAGTTCTGGTGGTGGATTGATGAGTGTGTTAGGTAGTGTTCTTGGTGAAGGTGGAATAGAAGGTCTAATATCTGGTGGTGGTATAGGTGGTGGCCAAGGTGGTGGTGGAATGAACGGTGGTGAAATGGCTGATATGATGTCTTCATTTTCTATGAAAAAAGGTGGTAAAGTTAAGAAGTTTGAACCTCACATGATGTATAATCCTAAAACTGGCAAGGGGTATAAAGCCAATAAGTTAAAGGATCATTTAAGAATGGATAAGTTAGGATACACGCACGAACCTCCAAAAGCTTTTATGGGAGGTGATTTTGGTGGTGGTGTACCAGATGCAGGTGGTAGTAGTGGAGGTTCTGGATTCAGCAACTTTATGAGTAAGGCTGGTGACATATACAATTCTAAAGCGGTGCAGGACTTTGGTATTCCTATTGTTAGTGATATAATATCTATTAAGGATCAACTCAAAGCACAAAAAGAAACATTAGCTAGAGCTAAACAAAATAGAATGTTGAGTGAGCTTACACTTGATGCAGCCAAATCAGAACCTGAAAAAATAGAACGTGAATATGTACGACCTGAAGATGTTCAGAATACAGGAGAAGAGTTCTTCCCTATTTATGGTGTAGGAACTAATGTTCTCAAAAATGGTGGAATGTTTAGTGATCCTGGATATGTACCTCTTGTTAACCCTAACCAGCAAAAATCATTTAAACAAGGTGGTGTACTGGGAAGTAATTCTTATTTAGTACCTAAAGCACAAGGTGGATTTGATGTGAGTAATATTTCTTATGGAGGAGGTCAAACTGGTGGTGCAGGTAAGCAGTTTGGTCAAATGATTGGATTATACGAAGGGACTGATGCTGGATCTAATATTGGTGGCACAATAGGTGGAACTATTGGTTCTGCATTTGGTCCTATAGGATCTGCTGTAGGTAGTTTTATTGGAACTGGTATTGGTGACTTATTAGACAGAGATGATAGACGAACTAGAATAGAAAATGAAAGAGCTGAACGAGCTCAAAAAGAACTTTCTTACACAGCTATCGCTCCAGCAGTACAAGCAGGATATGCATCTCATATGAAGCAGGGTGGAAGTATACCTAGTAATCCATCTATGTTAGACACGATGGCTATGGGTGGTGATGTAAAAACTACATGGGGTGGAAAGGTTGAAACAGTATCTTACAACCCATACGCAGGTGGTGAGAGTATTGAGTTCAAAGGAAACTCACACAACTACCTAGATCCTAAAACAGGACAAACAGGTATTGGTGTTGCATATGGAAAAGACTCTGTTGCTAATAATGAAGCTGTAGTAGAGGTAGAGAATGAACCAGCACAGCAATTAAAAGATGGTGGAGGTACTGAGAACTTAGTTGTATATGGTGATCTTAAAATACCAGAAGAGTATGTAGCAGAGATTAGTGATGATAGAGCTAAAGGTAAGAAGTTTAAAAACTATGTTAGCGATGTTCTAAACAAGGATGAAGCTAAGATTAATAAGAAAATGGAGAAGGCTGCTGATCTTGGATTGGAATCAGACAACACTGTATTTGGTCAATTAGAAAGATCTACAGCTGATGCTATACTTAAAGGATCCGATATGAAATTAAAAAATATTGCTGAGAAGAAAAACATCTTAGCTGATCTACAAAGTGCATTGAATGAAACGTTTGATGAGCTTGAAATAAAAGGTAATGAGTTTATTAGCAAGAATAAAATTGTTGAAGATCCAGAAAGAGCTATGAACAACATGGCTAAGTCTGGTATTGAAATCAAACCTGAGAACAGAGGTAAGTTCACAGAATGGGCTAAAGAACGTGGTATGTCTGTAGCTGAAGCTGCTAATAAGGTGATGGCTAATACAGATGAATATAGTGAAGGCGTTGTTAAGATGGCTAACTTTGCTAAGAATGCACGTAAGTTCAAGAAAGGTCAAGATGGTTTAGAGACTAAAGAATTAGGTGGCAAGGATAAAATACCAAAGACTGACAAGAGTCCAGAGGATTTAATAAAAGACGGATATAAACAAGATCCAGATAATCCAAATATTTATATAAAAACAGATGGTGAGAAAGTAGACGCTGTTGAACTATCTATTAAAGCTCTAGAAAAAGTTCCTGAAGGACAAGGTAGAGATGAAGATACTGGACTGTTTGGAAGTGTTACAATGGAACAATTTGAAGAAGCTAAAAAAGCTAATCCTTGGTTTGATTGGGAAAACTTTGATCCTAAAAATGAAGCTGATGTAAGACGTTATCAAACTGAGTTTAACAAGAGAGCTGAAGAAGCTGGTGATGACACAAGAATACAAGTAGATGGTGACTTTGGAGAACAAACATCTAGTGCTAGATTTACTCCAGCAGTGGAAGGTTCAGATCCTGTAGAGGAAAAAGTTCAAGTAGAAACTACTACAGAAACAACTACAGTTGCTCAAAATCGAATTCCTTTTCCAGTTCTTCCTCCAGTAGTAGATACTGAGGCACTTGACCCTAATCAACTACTTGGAGAATATGCTGCACTATCTTCTAATACATTAGCTCCTGTCTATGCTCAGACATATCAACCTAATCTAAGGGTTCCTTATGATATCTCTTTGCAGGATATGAAGAATGATGTAATTTCACAGAGTAGAGCTTTACAAAGAAATGCTACACTGCAAGGTAATCCTGCTGCTCTTGCTCTTGCACAAGCTCCTACATATCAAGCGTTAAATCAAATTAATGCTGAAGAGTTTAGACAGAATCAAGCATTTAAAAATGAAGTATATGCACAAAACTTAGATACTCTTAATAGAGCACGTTTAACTAACTTAGGTATATATGATCAACAACAAGATAGACAAGCAGAAGCTGTAGCTAAAACAAAAGCTACTACACTTGCTGCTCTTAATTCTATTTCTAGTAAGTATCAACAAAAACAATTAGAGGGTAGGTTAAAACAAGTGTTTGCAAATCTTTATCCAACTTTTGCTTACGATGATAATTATAGAGCTAGAGTTCAGCAAGCTGCTAGATTTAGTCTTCCAGGTGGAACTGTGTCTGGTATACCAGGACTTGCAACACCAGGATTTAATCCAGCTATACAATCAATACCAGGAGTAATTGGAGGAATTCAAGGATTGATTAATCAGCAAAAAGAATATCGAGATAAACAAATGGAGGAACAAGGACTCAATCCTGATATCAACTATAATAAGATAGACAGAACTTTGAATAGAAGAAACACAGATGATATCTATGACTATGTTCCTATAGAACAAGAAGGAGCATTTGCTAAGAAAGGAAAGAGAGTTAAAAAGAATCATAAGAATAGTAATATCCTAAAAAAGCTAAGAGGTTTATAATTAAATTGATTATAAAAGATTACCAAAACCTGTTAGTCTTACTTGGATAATAAAATTAATCACATTACATTTGTTAAATTATGGCATCGTATAAAGATATAATCCCTACGTTCAACCCTTATATACAACAAGAGCCTGTAGAGGCAATGATGAAAGTTGGTGTATATAAGCAGCAGCGCTATGATGAAGGGGTAAAAAAAATACAGGAGAGCATAGATAATATTGCTGGTCTTGATGTTGTTAGAGAAGTTGATAAACAATACTTGGAATCAAAACTCAATCAATTAGGTGGACAGTTATCATCTGTGGCAGGTGGAGATTTTTCTAATTTCCAACTGGTTAATTCTGTAAATGGAATGACTAATCAGATAGCCAAAGACCCCAATGTTATAAATGCAGTATCATCAGCTGCTAGATATAGAAAAGCTCTAGAAGACAAACAAAAGATTATACAGGAAGGAAAAGGTTCTGCCTCAAACGATTGGCTATTTAATAACCAAGCTAATGAATGGTTAAATAGTAATGATATCAATGCACAGTATAACGGTATGTACCGTCCATATAAAGACTATAATAAATCTGCTAGAGATATTGTAAAAGCATTAGGTAAAAAGACTACAGGATATGATGTTGCCTTTAATGAAAAAGGTCAACTGGTAGATGCTATTACAAGAGTTAGGGTTGAAGGAGTAAGTAAAGAAAGAATACAAGCAGCTCTAAAACAGGGACTGTCTCCAGATGACTACCAACAATTACAAATTGATGGTCAATATAAATATTCTAATACCAACCCTAGTCAATATGTAAGTGATGTAAACTCAAGCTATCAATCTACATTTGAAAACTATTCTGAAGAAAGGGATAGACTTGTTGCTCTTAAAAATGCTGCATCAAGTGCTACTGAAAAACAAAATCTTCAACAACAAATAGATCAAGTAGATGAAGCTATTGAATCTGTAAAGTCTGAATACAATAGTATATCTAGTGGATTTGAAAGTGGAAATGTTGAAGGATCACAAGCGCAATTATATACAATGAATTGGCTTGAGGATACATCCAATGCTTATGCTACTGAGAGTGTTATTAAGTCATATCAAACTAACCCTATGGCTCAAATGCAACTGAGAAGAGATCAGATGCGCCAGGATGCAGAAATTGCAAGTGCTAGACTAGCTGAAACTCAAAGGTATAATAACGAAAGACTAAAAATAGAAAACCAAAAGCTAAACCTAATGAAGGACCCTTATGGTCCAGTTGAGATACCTAAAAGTAAAGAAGCTACTAATGTTGAGGTTATTGCTACAATGGAAAGCAATAGAGATAAGACAGAGAACACCGCAACTGCATTAGAAAACAATTATAAAAATAAATATAAGTTATCTGATGAAGCTTTTCAACAAGAATTAATTGCATATGCAACTAATCCAAACGCAGTGTCTTGGGATAGAAGAGAAACACTAGATAGATATATTCTACAGCAGAAACAACTAGCTGTTCAAAATGATATAATAACAAGAGCTACAACTGAAGCTAATCAATTAGCAGAAGATAAGTTCTTAGCACAAATCCCTGAGCAATATAGAAATGATAAAATAAATGGATTTAACTATGCTCAGGCAGCTGCATTGTTTAATAGATTTGATAAAGAATATTATACTCCTACTACCTTTAGACCAGGAAAAGATGCTTTAGGATTTGCTGACCCTGTAGCAACTCGTGAATCCTTTAATGAGGATAGAGCAGAGCAAGACTATGCGAACAACAGATTAACTGATGAAGAATATGGATTGTATCAACTGTGGGCAGGAAGTAAGGGTAGCAGTCTTTACAGAGGAAACGTTGGTGCTAGCATGAAAGATGTAATTGGCACAATAGAAGATATATCTAATAAATCTATTAATAGAATTGAAGAGCAGAGATTAGATTATATTAAAGACTATTACCAACAGAATTATCAAATTGGTGGACCACGAGCATACAGAGTTCCTCTTGGAGATGCAAAACAAAAAGATGCATTTAGACCTGTTCTTAATTCATTAGCTGAAGTGGCTAATAGATCTAACGGTTTGCCAGGATTTGAAGGTGATGCAGAAACTATTAGAGATATTGCTTCTGACTTACAAGGTGCTGTAGTTATTACAGACTCTCAAGGAGAGTATATAATTAACGCTACCAACTCTAAAGGATCAAGTATTAATATACCCCTAACTCAAGAAATGTACGACAATGTATTTAGAGGTAGATTTGAACCTTCTCCTGCTGTATCAGCATTTAATCAAATGTACCTTCCAAAAATGTTGTCTACACCATCTCCTTTGTTTGAAGCTCCAGATGCACAAGGTAATATTATATATCAAAAGTCTCCAACAGCCTATTATTCAACATCTATAGATGGAGAATATAATACTACACTAGATAATTCATACTTAAGTGGTGCTACTGACTTTCCAAATGTACAATACTATGGAGTTAGTGGAAACATTGTAAGTGATGCAAAACCTACAGACTCTGATTCATTTAAGGTTCAACTTAATGTGTATGATCCAGTGAAGCAAAAAGTTGTATTAGAAAACTATTTACTTCCTGCTAGAATAGATAAAGCCTCTCTTGTACCAACATTACAACAATTGACAGATGAGGTGTTATGGCAGTTAATCAATAACACTGAAAAAGATATACCTACTTCTGAAATAAAAATGTTACAAGAAGCATCGCAAAAAATGCAATAATATGGCAAAAGATAATTTACCAAAAGCACAACGTGGGAAAACGGTAATACCTCCTCCAACACAACTATCCACTCCTAGTCCATTGTTAAGTGAACAACTTATGCAACAAAGATTTGGAGGATATAGAACTGGTGGTGTTGATGGTTCTCCTCTTCCAAGTGTACCTTATGTAAATCCATACGCAGGGGTGCAATCTCCTGATGCTCAAAACACGTCTGCTCTTTCTAACTTTCTAAAGTTTGCAAACACTAAACGTGATGATAGTGGTGGTGGTAAGATTAGAACTCTTGATGAGTATGCTGGTAATGAAAAAGGTAGATATGATTACTTTATGCCAGGTGACTTTGATAATGAGGATGCTGCTGCACAAGGTCAAAGTTTTGGTGCTAAAATGGTAAATGGTGTTTCTAAAGGGTTATTGCTTACAGGTACAACATTTCTACAATCAACTGCAGGACTTGTTAATGGAACTTACCAAGCAATTGCAGATGGTAAGTTTTCTTCATTCTATGATAATGAGTTCAACAGAACATTAGATGAGATAAATAAATATGCAGAGGATGCACTACCAAACTATTACACTGCTGAAGAAAGAGATGCTAGAATTTAGGGTTTGCTGCAGGTGCTGCTCTATCAGGAGGTGTATACACTAGTACACTAAAATCTCTTCCATATGCTTCAAGATTATTTTCTGTGGGTAAAGGAGCAGAAACACTTGCTGCAACAGAAGCTGGTATTGCTTCAGGTGCAAGTAAAGTAGCTGACACTTATGGTAAAATAAGAGGACTGTCTGATAAGTTTCTATCTAATTATAATACATTAAACCCTGCAGGTAGAGCAGTTGTTGCAGGATTAGCAACTACTGGTGAAGCAGGTATAGAAGCTTTACATAGTAGTAATGAGTTTAGACAAAGACTTATTGATGAACATGTAGAACAGTATGGAGTAGAACCAACAGGTGCTGCTCTTCAATCTATTAATGATGCTGCAGAAGGATCAGGTAATGCTACGTTCTTTGCTAATGTTGGGATACTAACAGCTACCAACTATATTCAGTTCCCAAAGATATTAGGAAGTACATATAGAGGAGAGAAAGGAATAGCTAACGGACTTGTTAGAGAGATAGATGATATTGTTTATGAGGGTGGTAAGTATGTAAAACCAAAAACAAAATATCCATTCCTATCTAGAATAAACAAGATAAGACCATACACATTCTCTACATCAGAAGCTTTTGAAGAGGTAGCTCAGTATAGTGCTACAGTGGCTACACAAGACTATTATAATAAAGCACGTAATGGTGAAGCTACTAGTTGGCTAAACTCTATTGGTGTTGGTATTACAAAAGGTGCATTTAGTGATGAGGGTGCTAAGAACGCTCTTATTGGTGGATTGTCTGGAGCAATCATGTTAGGTAGAGGAAGATATAGAGGTGATAAAGCTAGAAGACAAAACACAGCTCAAGCACTCAAGGATCTTAATAACGCTAACCTATCAGACTTTACAAAAGAAACTATTGATGCTGTAAATAGAGGAACTGTATTACAACAAGAAAGAGAAGCTGCTATCAAGAGTGGTGATATTCTAAACAGTAAAGACTTAGAGAAAGATTATATCATTAACTACCTTACACCTAGAATCAAGTATGGTAGATATGATTTAGTAAAATCTGATATTGCTGAATATAGAAAGCTTGCTAGTACAGAAGAAGGATTTGCACAATTGCAAGCTGAGGGTAAAGCTCTTGAATCAGATACAAGAGAGGCATACTTAGAAAGACTTGGTCGCTTTGAACAAACATCAGACAATGTAAAGTCTTTATTCCAATCACTTAACTTACGTTACTCAGGACAAATAGATGAGAATGGAAAACCCATCTATAGTAATGACGTAATTAATAAGATGATATACTCTGCTACTAAAGTGGCAGACTATGACCAAAGAATTATGGACCTAATGGGTCCTCTTACAGCTGTAGGCATTAATACTTCTGATGTTATAGACCAACTTATTGCTGGTGATTCAGAAGCATTCAATGAAGCTATCGCATCTATTGAAGAAATGGATATCATTGAGGAAGAAAAAGAAACACTTGCTCAATCATTAGAAGATGCATCAGAGCTTGCACTAAGAAGACAATCTTTCCTACAGGCTTACCAAGATATTAAAGAAAACCCTAAGAAGTATTCAGAAGCTCCTATATCAGAAGAAGATGTTCCTACTGGTCCTGTTGAAACTGTTACAGTTAAGACTAAGCAAGGAGATAAAGATGTTGAGCTAGGGACTCCATACTTTGTTGGTAAGGGTGTAGACTACTCTAAAGATCCTCTAGATTCTCCTGTACCAATCTCTGAGTTTGTTGTACAGAAAGTGAATGAGGATGGAACACTAGAAATAAAAACTCAGAACGGAGAGATAAAGAATGTTTCCCCTGATGTTCTTGAAGACTTTAAGATAGGTAAAACAAGTACATTAAGAAGTGATAAGACAGCTAACTATTATTACAATCACAGAAACGAAATCTTTGAATTCAACTTTGGTAAAAACTTTGGTGGTAAACGAAGAGGTAGACTTGAATATCAAGATGGTAAACTTTATTTTGTATACTTAACACCAAAGGGTAAGGTCGCAAAAAAAGAACTTAATAATTCTTATTTTGTTACACAAGAAGGTTTTGATAAACCTAGAATATCTAAGGTGGGATCTGTAGAGAATCAACAACAGAAAGACTCTAGAATAGGATTTATGTCTCCATCAGAACTAAAGGCACAGAAAGCTACGCTTGCTAAGAGTAGAGAGGCTAGACTTGAAGTGCTTACACAATTAGGTGAAGAGGCTAAAGAAAGTTTAGAAGAGACAAACAAGAAACTTGCACAGCAAAATGAAAAGCTGACTAAGATAAAAGAAGACTTAGAGAACATAACTAAGATGAAAGAGGCTGGTCCAACTGGCCCTAAAATTAAGCTCAACTTCTCAAAAGCTACAAAGGTGTTTACAAAAGCACTTAACAATCTTACAGCTATGCAAGCTGATGTAGAAGCTGAGATTGATAGTCTTAATAGTCAGAAAGAAGAACTTGAACTTAATATATCCTACTTCCAAGACTTTGCTAACCAAATAACTGATGCTCCTGAAGATAGTGGAGAGTTCTTAAGAGAACTTAAAAGACAAGTGGCATTATTAGTAGATAATGGTAAGAACTTAAACAATGCTTTATCTGCAGCTAAGAAGCTTGCAAAGAGTACAGAGAAAGCTATTAAGTCAGCAGCCAAGTTATTTAGAAAGACACTTAAAAATACATATATTGTTGATCAAGATTACTCACAATATCTAAGTGATTTATTAGATCAAGTAGTAGCTGGAGAGAACTTACTAGAAACATGGCCTCTGTTAAAACAAGAGATGGCAAACTTTGCACTTACAGCAGACTTATCAAAAGATGCTACAGTGAATGAAGTAGACTTGCTAAACTCTATCAATAACAGCAGCTAAACTTAATCAAGTGATGGCTACTGCAGACAAGGGAACACCTACTAATTCTTTTGACACTAGATTTGAGCCTGTATCTAAAAAGTCCAACGAGATTATATACAGAGCTACAGTGGCTCCTGAAACAGGAAAGGACCATCAAACTAGAGCTAACCAGTTTGGAATAGACTTAAACTCATTTGAAAACAGAGACAAGATACGTGCTTTGTTTGTGACATCTAAAACACAAGAACAACTTCTACCAGGTGTAGTTGAGTATATGTTAGAGGGAGATCCTGCACTTATAGAACAGTTTAAAGACTCAATGATTATCATGGTGATGGTTAACGAGAATGGAGAACTAGTTGGTGTTGATGGACAACCTATACCTCAAGGGCAACCTTTGTTAGAGAATGCTATTTACCAGGCAATGCCTGAAGCTGGTTTTAGAAATGGAGAGATGTTTAGAGAGGACACTCCTCAAGAGGTGAAGGACGCAATCAATAAACAATACAAGGAGAGAAGAGATAATATACTAGAGCAAACAGCACTAGGTATACCACAAGAGATTGAAGCATCTTTTGGTATTCCTCAGATTGATAAAGATGCTAGAACATCTGTACAAGATGCAGGACTAGTTGATGATGTAGATTTACAAGATGATCTAGTTTTATTTGTTCCAACAACTAACAAGAATGTTAGTAAGGGAACTGTTGCATATAACACACCACTTGGAGCTGTATTCTTAGAAACGCCAAATGGATATGTAAAACTTAAGAACAGATTACATACAAAGAAAGAAGCTACAGTTATATTTGATTCTATTCTACAGCTAGCTAAGAATATGATTGATCCTGCACAAGGAATAACTAGTGATAGTTCTGTTCGTATTCTTGATTTCTTAAGAGGTGTAACCTATTGGGGTGTACCAACTGACCAACAAGGTAATAGAAAGGATGCTGGTAATAACAGTGTATTCTTCCAAAAAGATCCTCAGACAAATAGACTGATGTTAATCATTGGTAATCAAGGAGTTACATTTCAATTTACTCCTAGTCAACTAGAGGCAAATAAAGACCTAGTAATCTCTGCACTAGAGAATATATATAACAATGTCACTGCTGCTAAAACAAAAGACATCAACAGATCTTTTGAGCAGATAACAGGTATTTCTCCAGAGGGAGGTATTGAATCTGTTACATGGCCTAACTACCAAAGCTATCTTCTATCTAATAAGAATCCTGATGGATCTACAAGAGAAGACTTTGAGTTGCCCATCTTTACAAACATGCAACCAAAAGAGGAAGGTAAGTTTAATAGAGTGGGTGTATACTTCTATGTAACAAACACAGCTGATGAGTTTGTAATACCAGAACCAAAAGCACAAGCTGCTAATATTCCTATAAAGCAAAAGACATCGTTTGTTTTAGATGGTAATACAACTAACACATACACTTCCCCACAAGGTAAGAAGATATTATTTAAGGCTTCTGCAAACACAACAATAGATAACTACCAAGAAACAATTACAGTGTTACAAGGTGGTGACTTAGCTGAGGTGGTTAAAGTGATACAAGATTCTGGAAAGGATTACAAACAAGTAATAAAGCAAACAATATATAATACTATTGCTCCACAACTTGCAAAGAATAAAGCTCAAGATGCTTTTGAGATGGAGTCAACTATTACTGGACCTGCAGCTCCTGCACAACCAAAACAACAAACTGGTAAAACTATTAACATATATGCAGGAACAAATGAAAATGCTGAGTTAAGTAATTTTGCTAACAGACCTGTAATGAATCCGTTAGGGGTTGAGTTCAAAAATGTAGAAGCAGCATTTCAATATGCTAAAACAAATTTTGCAGAGGGAGACAATGAGTCTATCAAAATGAAACTCCAAAATGCTACTGGTGCACAAGCTAAGGCATTAGGTAGAAAGATTAAAGGTTTAGATGTAAAAGTTTGGGACGAAAACTCTGCATCTATAATGAAGGGCATCATAAAGGACTCTTTTGAACAAAACCCTAAAGCTCTTGAGAAACTATTGGCTACAGGTAATGCTACATTAACTCATACACAAGATAAGACTAAGTGGGGTAAGTTATTTCCTAAAATATTAATGGAAGTAAGACAAGAGTTGGGTGGTTCTCAACCTGCACAACTTGCTGAGCCAGAAATGATGGAAGAGGTTACTATTGGAACTCCTGCTCAACAAGCTGAAGCTCAAGAGAAGATAGATAGCCTAGAAGATCAAATCAATAGCGCACTCTCTGATGCTAACTCAGAAGACTTACGTGTTAAGATAAATGAGGAGATCCAAATGTTTGAACCAGAGAACTGGACAGATGTAGAATCTTGGTTAAAACAAAACTTTCCTAACGTTCCTGTATACAGAGTGAAGAACATTATTCAAGCTACTAATGGTAGACAAGCTTGGGGTATGTTTAAGGATGGTGCTATTTATGTATATGAGAATGCAGAAACTGGTACAGCTTATCATGAAGTGTTTGAAGCTGTATGGAAGATGTTTACAACCTCTGAAGAGCAAGCCAACATACTTAATGAATTCAAAGGACGTAAAGGAACATTTGTAGATAGACCTACAGGTGAGACAGTTAAGTTCTCTGAGGCTACACCAGCCCAAATCAAAGAACAACTAGCTGAAGAGTTTAGAGACTTTGTACAAAAGAAACAAGGTGTTAAAGGACTTGGTGCTAGAATTGCTAAATTATTTAGAGAGCTCAAGAAGTTTATTGAGAATGCTTTACTTGGTGATAAGGCACAGAGCTTTACAGATGAGTTATTTAAGCGTATAGGTAGTGGTTACTACAAAAAACGTATGCCATATGCTACACAGCTTTCTATGGCTCAAGAAGGCATTATAGATATAGAAGATGCCTTTGCTACCTCAGACTCTGAGTTTAGAATTAAAACACTTAGTGACAGACAAACTTCAGATGCTGTTCAAGAGATGACATTCTTAATGTTGAATGATCTTATAAAGACAGACAAAAGTTTATTTACAATAGCAGACGATATCAATCAGAAAGACTTCTATGAGAAACTTCTTCCTAGAGTGATAGCAACTATTAGAAGTAAAGAGGTAGTTATTAACAATCTTATTAACAAAACAGAGAATCTTTCAAAAGATCAGAAAGAAAGACTCTTAGCTATAGTTGCACAGAATCGTCAACTAGAAAAAGATGTTGTTGTTGATTGGCCAAGACTTACAGAGAAACACAAAGAGTATATCAAGTCATACGGTATTCAGTTTGATGAGAATGATGAGTTACAGCTAAGTGATGAAGATAAAATCAAAGAGAGTAATAAGTTTGACGCTAGTAAGATAGATAGTTTCAGAAAAGCAAACACAGCTATAAAACTATTACTTGCTAGTAACCCTATTGTGGACAATAATGGTAAAGCAGTTGTATCCAGCATCAATGGTAGATTGCTTAATCCAGTGAGTAAAATGTACATCACATTGATGAACAAGCTACACACATCTGCAAGTGTTGAAGACATGTTAGAAAGATTGGGGCAAATGTCTGTAGAAGATCCTACATATAAAATTCTATATAAGCGTCTAACAAAACAAGATTACTCTGATGGGGCTGTTGATTTAAGTAATATAGAATCAACACATGCTCTTAGCCTAATCTCAGGAATGTGGAAGACATTCAAAAAACAATCTCCAGATGTAAAGAATGTATTTATATTTGATAATGGAGAGATTGCTGTTGGTGATGCTGCTCTATCTAGCTCAGCTAACCAACTTAGAAATGAGTACATAAGATCTCTAGCTGTAAAGTCAAAGGCTGGTCAGGGTTATTTTAAATACGATGAACAGCAAAGAGCATACTTTCCAAAGAAACAACAAATAAGAAACATACAATTAGATACACCTGGACGTATGATTAATTTCCTATCAACGTTAGGTGTACCATTTAGTATACAGGAATACAACAGACTAAGCTTTGCAAACAAGAAACAATTCAAAGAAACTGTAAGTGGAATTAAAGAAAGTTTGTTGAAAACAGATAAAGTGGTAACGTTCTCTACTAAGACTCTAGACATAAACAAACGTATGTTAGAGCTTGGTATATTAAAGACAGCTGCATCTAATCCAGAGTTTAGTAGCACATACTTTAACTTACAAGGTGAGCGTGTACAAACATTCCTTGGACCTAACGCTGCCTCTGAGTTACACAATACACTTGTTAACATAGACAACCTAAATGAGCTAGCAGGTACACAATATGAATATCTTCTTAAAGATGTATTCACTCAGGGATCTAATCTTCTTGGTAGAATGTTTAATCTACAAACAGGAAAGAAAAGAGCTGGTGCAAATGATTTATTTAAGGCTGGATATGTAGGAGGTATTGTTGATGAACAAAAAGGTAGAAGCACACCTTCATCTAGGCTTACACAGAAACAAAGAATTGTACAAGAGCTAGTTGATGTAAACGAAATATTTAGAAAATACTTACTATCAGAAATAGAACTATCTAGAGAAAATCGTCCAGTTGCTTCAGGTAGAGATAGTAAAGACTTACGTTTCTTCAAGGGTCTTCTTGATGATAGATTACATAATGAAATAATCACCACTGAAGGAACACCAGAAGAGGTGTATTACATACATCAAGTTAAGATAAATAATGCCCTCAGAGACTACTTGAAAGCTGACATATCAAGAGTGTTGAGTTATTTAAATAGATTTGGAATAGTTAGTGAAGAAACTTCAGATAGATATACATTAGAGAATGTTGACCTACCAATACAAATGACTTCTCAAGAGCTTAGTAGACAACTTACAGCAATGAGTGTTAACTACATGGTTGCTAATATTGAGATGCACAAGCTTCTTTATTCAGATCCTTACCAATATAAAGATGAGTTGAAGCGTACTAAGAGTTTCCTATCTCCAAGACAGGCTCTTATTAATAACTCTCCTAAGATGAACACTGCACTTAATAAAGTGTGGAACGAAGGCTTTGAGAAAGATGATATTGGATATACCAACTTCACACAGGATTATATGCGTACAGCATCTCACCAAGATATTGTAGGTGTTATAGATCTTCCAAACTATGATAACTACGAAGAAACTGATGGTGGTGGTATTATATCTTTTAAAGCATATCGTAACTTTAGAATCAGAGCTGGTGAGTGGAATGAAAATGAAGAGAAGCAATACAGATATGATGTTGCTTACGAAAAACGTGCTAAGGGACTAACACTATCTACAGCTGAGGTGAATCTTCTTAAAGAACCAAACCCTGCAGTGCAGAGTGCATACACCTCTCTAAAACCTATTGTATCAGGAGCTAAGCTTGGATACACATATAACAATGTTGTACTTGATAAGTATGCATTGTATCCTTTATCTTACCGAGTGATGGATGAGATTAACTCTGAGTCAAATGGACTTAAGCTCTACAACAAGATGCAGAATGAGAACATAGATTATATTGTGTTTGAGTCTGGTAGAAAGGTGGGAGCTGAATCATCACATGCTACATATAATGAAGATGGATCATTTAATGATGCAGAGTATGCAGCTGTAGTGGATGTACCATTTGCTATAATGAGTTTACAGAGTGATGTGCCTTCTAAGGAGAAAGCATTAGTAACACGAGGATCTCAAACAACTAAGCTCATCACAATGGATTACATGGATAATGGAGTTCCATTTGATTACACAGGTGATTTAGAGACATGGATGAAGTTGTCTCAACAAGAAAGAATTAATAGCTCTCCAATATATGAAGAGATTGCTAACAACCAGCGTCTTCTTGAAGAGATGACTAATGAAGGATACCAAATGATGTTAAAGCGTTTAGGTATCACAGAGGAATACTACATAGTAAATGGTAAATCCACAGGTATTCCAAATGGTAAATTTATTGTTACAGATTTTTCAGAAGCTGCAAAAACACTTCGTGATGAAGTATTCAAAAGAGAAACTAATGATAATATTAGTGATGCTATTGTAGCGTTCTCAGATGGTGAAAGTGTTCTTGAAGCTACCCCTGCATATCAACAAGTTAGAAACATTCTATACTCTATTGTAGATAAGCAAATTGTTCGTCCTAAGATAAGTGGTGGACAAAAGGTACAAATACCTTCATCACTGTTTGAATCTAATCGTATAGCTGAAACAAAGATTAACGGTAAGAAGGGATATACATCTGACATACTTAAGTTCTATGAGAACAAAGATGGTGAGCGAGTGATGGAGATCATGGTGGGACGTTGGTTCCAAAGTGAAATGTCTGATGCAGATCTTCTTAATTATCTAAACAATACAGAAGAAGGTCAGAAGATATTATCTGGACTAGCTTTCCGTATTCCTACACAGAAACAAAATTCTATTGACGCATTTAGAATAAAACAATTCCTACCAAAAGAGTTTGGAGATAACGTGGTTGTACCTGCTGCTATTGTGAAGAAGGTGGGAAGTGACTTTGATATTGATAAACTTTCAATCTACCTTAAAAATGTATTTTACGAAGATGGTAAACTTAAACTTGTTCCTTTCTATGGATTTGGACAACAAGCTAAAGATAAGTTTGCTGCTATGTTTGATAGCGGTAAGTTATTTAATAAGGAGCAACGAAAGCAATTAAAACAGCTACAAGAGCTAAAAGACTATGAGTTGTCTGGAATGTTTAATACAGCTGAAGGAGAAAGATTTAATGCATTGTTTGAAGCTCTTGGTGTAACACAAGATGAAGACGCTCTATCTATACTAGTTGAAGAACTAAAGAAAGATGGTGTAAGAGATGCAGTGGTTAATAGAATGTATAAGAAATCTTTAGAGAATGAGTTTATACAGTCTTCTGAGAATCTAGTAAGTCATCCAGCAAACTTTGAAAGACTCACAACACCTAACTCTGCTGAACAATTAAAAGGTATATCTAAAACAATTGTTGATAAGGTGGTAGGTAGTACATTTGATTACACTGCTGTAGATAACATGCTTGATAGAAGATTCATGTCTAGACTAAGACAGGCATTTGTATCAGGTAAACAAGCTATTGGTATTGCTGCTGTACAACAAACTAACCACTCACTCAACCAAAGATCTGCTATGTATGTTGATAAGAACAGACTTGATAGAGTTGACTTTAGAGATGCAAAGTTCTTAGGTGATGCTGAGGTGGGGTTTGAAAAATATAATAAGGTTACAATAGATGGACAAGAATATCCATCACTGTCTGGTGTAAACAATGCAGATGGTCAACTTATTTCTGATATACTTGGACAGTTTATTGACGGATATGTGGA